AATATTAGTAGACGAATAAGCACCTGTTGGATCTATCAAATCATAATATCTCGAAATACCAGATGCAGTTCTGTTGACTGCTTTAGTTTTTGCAATGCCTTGGAATTGTGTGAGCGGCACAATTTGATAATCTTCAGCAGTGGTCATCCTGTTGTTAGAATAATAAGCCTGTGGCGCTTTTGTCTTGATGTCTAAATTTGATTCCGTTGCCACAGCATTGTCCACAGTGGTCTGCAGATCCATTGTGATTGTCAATGTGTTCTGTTGTCCTTTTGCGTTGATGTAATTTACCGATGCCGTAACACCACGCATGTCTCTTGGTCTGATTGTGTAAGTTGCATTGATAGAACTTCTGTAGTAAGCACGGAACAATCCGTTTGGATTCTCTCCAAACACTCCATCTGCGAACACCAAATCAACTGCGTCGTTGGCTCTGGTGTTAACGCTGAATATTTTTCTCACAGATTCTGACAGCGAATTATAAATTGCATTGTTGCCCGTGATAGCAGGAATCTTTGTCCATGCATTGTCTATGGTGCCGTTTTGTGTAAGGTCGTACAACCATACGTCTGAATTGTTGATGTTGTTTTTATCGATCGACACTGTGGTGTTTGGTGATGGATTGCTTACTGTGAATTCTGAAAATCCTAAATCGCCTTGTTTGAACAACATGAAGAATCCTGTGTTCTCAGACGAGTTGCCTTTGCCATCTGCTCTATACAACATGCCTAGTCTGTTCCCTGGTATGGGTGATTCTTCGTAAATGTAATCTTGATTTCTAAATGTCGCACTCACAATTTCAAATGGCATTGGTTGTGAATTGATATTTCTTGTGAACTTTAACACAGGCACATCCACATTAGTGGTTGCAAATTTGTATTGATGTGTTATGATGCCACCTATGTTGTCTTGTATCGCAGGTGACCCAAATTTTTGCGTGCCACTCAATGATGCGTTCACCACTGCCACGAACTGTTCTAACCAATTTGAATTGGTCGGATCGCTCCAACTTATCACAGAATTGGATAAGTCTGCTCCGGATGAATCTGTCACAGATTCTGTGGTGCTCACACTTGTGACTTTAATAAGTCCACTGCCTGCTTGATTTCTTTTAGGCACATAACTTAACAGTCTAGCAAGACGTAAAATGCTGTCACGCCTTTGTGCTGTGTCGATGAAGTTTTCTCTCGCATTCAGATCTGTTCTGAATGACAAGTTCTGTCCCAAGTATGCAATCAAATCTATGAGTGCAATGTACTCCGATGATTCAATGTAATCATTGAAATCTTCCGGGTAATTGTTTTGCAAGTACTGTATCATAGTCCTGCGTAGTGTGTCAAAATCGTATGATGCAAAATCACTCTGCTGGAAAGATCTATAGATCTTTTGCCAGTCTTGTGATATTAGTAAACTGTTCTGTCTATCTGTTGTGGCCATGTTATGTGTGTATTTATTTTAGGAATAATGTGCGTACTTATTAGTATGCGGAAGGCACACTGCTATTGGCGCCTGCTTGAATAGGATTTGACGTCACATCAAGTCCTTGTTCCTGATTAAACGCGAGAGATAGCGATTCTCCTATGTTGTATGGAATATATGTGATCTCTAACGCAATGTTCAATCCATATTCTTGTGCTTGTATTTGTAATGTATCTAGACGCCATCTAGGATCTCTGCCAACTATTTCGATCACATCTTCTTCTACTGCTTTGCTAAGGTCAGATGTTAAAGGCTCAAACAACAAATCCCACACGATGGTACCATAATCAGGTAATTCTAGTTTCTCACCTTTTTTGATGTAAAATGCGTTGAGTAAGTCTGTTCTAGCAAGTTCATAATCATACAGTGTGTTGGAGTCGAAATCCCTGTTCACAGTGCTGAATCCGACATAACTTTTGATGTTTCGTGTCGTTGCTAGTCTATCTCTAGTCGTTGTTTTTGTTAATTTTACCTTTGCCATATTATCCTGCGTTTGTATCTCCGGATCCGGCCACATGTGGGTGTCCACAGTTAGCGTTGTCACCTTCTCTAATCACAAACTTGCCTCCTGCTTTGACCGTGCTTGAACTGTCCACAGTGCTCGTCGGTGCCGCATGTATGCCTATGCCATGTCCAACATGTGGACCATCGCCCTTGACGTTGATAGGTGCTCCATTCACAAGCACATTAGACACTTGACCATTTGCCAATGTTCCACCTTCTATGTTGCTGACTCCGATTTTTGTTATTGCTGGCATACTGTATTTACGTCCTTGTGCTGAGGTCATTTGGTGACTTTTTGTCTTTGAGTGGTTCCAAATATTCCCTATCTGTCCTATCACGAGTTACAAGGCTTCTAACCTTGTCTTCATGTAATGACCATTCTTCATGCACAGGAACCCTCTTCATGATTGATCTTAGTTGTAAATTTTTGCCGCTGACTGTGACTGATCTTGAATCTGTGCGATAAGGAAACACAAACTGTTCGTCTGTGTTTGGCAATGTGTGTACTTGCAACGGTTGTATGGTTGCCTGGTCCGCTGTTGCTGATTCACCTGCTGTGGTTATTGCCACTGTGCCCGAGTTCAAGTTGATTGTGCCACCATCTATGTCGGTGCCTGCATTTGAAACTTGCAGTTTTGCAGTGCTTTTCAAGGAAGTGTCGCCCACACTGTCCACGTTTACTTTACCTGTGGTTTTCAAATTGAAATTGCCCACCACACTGTCAGCGTCCGTGACTGCTTGTAGATTTATGTTGGACGTCAAACTATCATCTTGGTTTGCACTGTTGCCCGCCAACACATCAACATCACCTGTGGCGTGAATCCTTACATCTTTACGTTGTATCACTACACCTGCAGGACCTAGAGATCCTATCTGCGATGCACGGATGTCCACATGTCCACGCAACGATTCCATTTTGAAATCTTGGTTCACTTCGATCCTGCCTTCACCTTTTGCCTTGATGTGCATCTCGCCCGTAGATTCTAATCTGATCGCGCCTGTGCTGACCTTGTCTATGGCAGGATCATGATATGCGTTGATGTCGTTCCTTGTGGTTCCTGCCGCTTTCATGTTGATGTTCCTGCCTGCTTCGATGTTCACATCTCTGTCTGCCCTGAAATTGAAATCTTGTTTGGTATGCACACTCACAGAGTCGCCGGCGAATATATCTATCTTGCCGTCTTTGGTGAATTCCATCCATGACTTGCCGTCCGCGGAGCCGATGTAAATCAAACCTTCTGTGTCATGCATCACAATCTGATGTCCTGTGCGTGTTCTCAACCTTATTAGTTCGTTGGTCTTGACGCCCTGTGTTTCGTTGTTGACATTTTCCTGTGGTGTCCCGTCATCCATCACAAATGTGTGTCCACCTTGTCTCGAGTTTGCTCTCTTGATAACCCTGCCGTCCTTGTCTTGTATGGCACCATGAAGGTTGCCTACGTCTGGATTGTTGGATATCTGCCCAAACAGATCAACTGGTCCCGGAGTCGAAATTCCAAACACCTGCGATGGCGATTCTCTCCTTGCTGAAGATGATGTGTTGCCTCTCACATTGTCGTTTGCCAAACCTTGTTCGATCAGCCTGTCCACAAATGGATGCACTGGCTTCCTGGTGGCGTCAGGCGTGGTCCTCACAGATTCTGCCTTGTTGAATTCCGTTGTAGGCGTAGCACTTATTTTTTCTTGTATCAGTTCTGAGTCGTAATCGGCACTGTCCTCGTCTACTTCCTTTAACCTGGTGGAAGGATTGCCTGGTAACATGTGGTTCATGTACAGGTCTATTGGATATCCTATGATGTAACCCCTGCTGAGATCACCCTCTTCGAACATCACCGCACATTGAGTTTCTATGTCGGGTGGTGGCATCCACATTCCGTATGACTTTTGTGAGTCACTCCAGTCCTTACTGCCAGGCTTTGTGAGATTGCCTGGTGTGACTCCGTAGAATGGTGTCAAATATCTGACTGTGATCCATGTGTCAGGATTGGCTTCCTGTCCACCGAATGCCCCAACAAACACTTTGACCCTGCCGTTGCGTTCTTGGTCTGTGGTGTTTTTGACTTTGCCTATGTACAGTGCGTGGCTGGCCACACGATTGCTGGACGTTATGAAATCTCTGTTTGGTTTGGGGTTAAATTTCTCTGTTGCCATTATCTTACTTGCCTTGTTCTGTCACCTACTTCGTATGTATTCTGGTACCTGCCCGACTCAGTTTTAGTTGCATAACCGTTTTCTACTTTCCATTCATAGGCTTTTTTGCGACATTCAGATCTTCCGCCACCAGACTCTTTACATTCCTCTTGCACCCTAAGGAAACCTCTTGTCGCCGCATCTGATACACTCACATCCACTAGAGTTAATCCTGTGGATTGATCTAATCCCACCAGCGTTTTGCCTTCGTAATATTCCTCTTTGGTCAGTCCACCGTATTTGTCGGTGCCGGAGGTCTTCTCTTCGGAGATCACTTCAGTGACCTCTCCTCCAGTCGTAGTTTCTTGTGTTACCTTCTTAACTTTTTTATTGCCTTCTATCTCTGTTGTTTCTGTGACCGTCCTGTTGCCCACTTTTGTTACTGTGGTGCTTGTGGCCACACTTGCACCTGCCGGACCGTATGTGTCGCCTATGCCTTGATTAGGAGATAACGGATTGTATATTTGATCCAACCCTGCGTTATTAGTTGACAGTCCAGTCACTGTGCTGGTCTGGGTGTGTGTGCGATCGTTGTTGGATGCCAACACATTGTCTGCGTTGTTGCTGTAATTACTTTGGTCAGACGCTGTACCTCCTGAGTTGGTGGATGCTGTGTCACTGGACGTGGTCCCACCTGCACCGCTATTCAACATCCTGACGATGTTGTTAATGTACAATCCACTCCTGATGGTTGCTTCTGTCGGTGTGTCTACTTGTGTCTGACTGCCTGTTTTGAATGTGTCGGGGGATGCAGGTGCTATGCCCTGTCCTCCTGCCACTCCGTTGGTCATGCCAGTTTCTTGTGCCTTTGGTTGTTCGAGTTCTTGGTGTCTACACCTCACCATGCCCAGTTGCTGTGTGAATCTGCCTTCCTCGAAATTACTGGTGACTGATATCAGTCTGTAGAAGCCACCAAAGAATGATGTGTCATACTTGCCACTGCCCTGAAGGCCCGCCATCAATCCCGTTTCATCATCGATGTCTGTGGGAGTCTTGAAATTCACTCTCACGTACACCTGCCCGTTGTTGGCGTCGATGGATCCATCTTCCAGTTCGTATGCATTTGCCTCACTGCGTGGAAGTACGTTTGGGTTAAAATCTTCTTGTGCCAGATAATACGGGTCGCCCAGTATGTCCAGTTCTAGATTGATCAAATCTGCCTGTGGGTCAGACAGTTGTTTCTTAATTATGGATGCAGTCTTGTATCCAGGCACTGCTCCCAATTCACCACCTTGAGTTTCCGCAGTAGCGTCATAATCAGTGATTTTGGTTTCTACCACTGCAAGTCCTTTGTCCAATGCCTTGTCTCCTTCTTCACTTTCGCCATAGTTTTTTGTAAGAACAGGAGTTTTTGAAATTTTGTCGTTGGTGCCACCTGGTGTCTTGTCATCCTCTGCGGCAGTGGCGGCAAAGAAAGCAAAATTGTATTGCAGATCAAAATTTAGGATGTCTCTATTCTTGCCTGTGTAGATGTAATCGTATTCTCTTGCAACTTCTTTGACATTTATTTTTACACTTGGGTCTGAGTTTGGCAATGCCACATATTGGTCAACCCAATATGGACGTACTATAAACTTATTCGGTGTAGCACTTTCGTTGGCGTCAATCCATTTATAATCAATCTTGTACCACGGCACTTCACCATATGAGTTTACATCCACGTTCATAGTCTCATCTGTCTTGAACTGACGCATGATGTAATCACTCGAATCTATAATGGCTTGGATTATACTGAGTACCGGTGTGCCTGTGTTGTAGGTGTATACCCTTGTGGCGTACTGGTCGTTGAACTTGATTTGTCCAGCACCCTTGGCTCTCAGTTCTTCTTTTATCAATTTGCCTTCTTCGTTGAGTTCAAAGGTTACCTTGTTGGCGGCACTGGAGAATGCATCATGGTTCATTGTTGACTTGAATAATTCGATAGCCAGTTTCGAATCTGCGCCTCCACCTGTGAGCAGTATTTCCGAAAATGGCACTTGCCCTGTCTGTGTTTGTGGCACGTCATACAAACCCACATTATATCCTTCTACCTGAGAATCTTCCTGCCCTGGCGTGGTGCCATAATTGAACGGTGTGCCCACAATCTTCAGATCGTAGCCTTCCTTGTTGGTTCTGATTTTAGGTTGTTCATTCAACTGATCCTGTAGATTGTACAGTAATTCTCCCACTGTGGATCCTTTGATGTTGATCGGTTGATCAATTTTTGCCCTGTTGTCTGATAGCGTGTTGGCATTGTATGGCACTGCCGTGAAATTGTATTCCGTGCCACCGCCAGTGACGTTGAATTGGCAATTTATGATCTTCATTGGAAAATATTTTTCAACACCAGCATCAGATGGCCTGCCTTCGTCGTCCATGCCATAAAATTTTAATTTTAAAAGATATATTCCCTGCAGATAATTCGAGTGTCCTGCCTGCACAGCGGCATCATGTAGATCATCTAACAGTGACGCTCCAAATGGTTCGAACACTGTGAATTCCATATTGTGTACGTTTGACGTTACAGTAGCAGAATTCAATCCAATCACACTACTTAATCGGACATTTCTCACATGATAGTTGAGTTGCGATCCTGGTGCCAGTTGTGGGCCTGCTTCTGGCAGTCCACTTGTCTTAATTATAATTCGTCTGTTGGACCATATGCTGAATTTTCCTGATGCATATTGTGTTTTGGTCAAGGCAGACAGTTGGAATTCATATGTGGACGGTTCCAGTCCGTACAAGATGTTCTCACCAACATTCCTCGTGGACATCACTGTCTTTTGTTTTCTTCTTTTCTGTGCAGTCTTGGCGCCTTCGACCACATCTGATTCTCCAGTAGTTCCGACTGCTACATCTTTGTTGTCATCGATCTGCACAGGAGTTTCCAAGAACCCCGGTGGTGGCTGTGTGTTGCCGTATTCCGGTGTGCCTGTGGCAACTGCCGTAGGTGCCGTAAAAGTCTTACTCTCTGGTACTGTGCCAGTCTTCACACTGGATGTTTGTCCGACCGCTTGGTTGTTAACCAAACTCTCTTTCACGTTCGGTGCATTAATCACTGGCTTTGTCTCTGTTACTTTTGACTCCTTTTGCGTAACACTGCCCGCGTAAGTGTTTGTTGTTACTGTGGGTGAATTATTTTGTGTTATGCTTACTCCTTCTGTCACGGCAGGTGTGTTCACCTGCCTGATATGGTTTGCGATCTTCTGTTCTTTTTGTAGTATCTGATTGTTGTATACTTGCTTAGTTTGTGTAGGCAGTTTGTCCCATTCCTTGTTCTTGATCATTATTTTTTTTTGATCTTCCAATTTCACAAGGTCATTCAATTGACTCTTTACCTCTGGTGCTTCGAAAGATTTTTGATCCAGTTTGATCGCTGGTTGATCCCCAGGAATGGTTTGCTCTCCTGTGAAAACATTCCTGTGATTGCTCTGCGTCTCTGCATATTTCTTGTTTGCTTTGATGTCCGACGTGGTTGCGTCATTACCATTGTAATAAGACTTGCTCCAATCTCTTGTTTCTTTGCTATCACCGTACCCTAGTTCTTCTAGTGTGGTCAGTTCTGTCTCATTTCCTGTGATGTAATTGTAGGCATCCGAGGCGGTATCCTTGAGTTCACCACTTTTGATGTATGCATAAGCGGCCGCCAGTGAAGTAAAAGCAAATGCGCCTACGTAGTAGATGCCGTATCCCGCGGCTACTGGGGCTACCATGTTATGATCCTAGGCCTGCGTCGATGTCATCCTGTCTTGGTATTCTTATGATGGTGCCCTCTACAAAGTCGTTCACAGGATCTTTGAGTGTGTCCGGATTTCTCACACTGAACACCCACCATAG